CTTTTTAGACCAGTCTAAATTATGAAAGGCAGGATACCTAAAAGCGAACAGGAACTAAAGGCGAAAGGCACCTTTGAAAAGTGCAAGCAAGGCGACCGGGTTACGCTAACTCCGATCGAAGGCATACCGCCGGCTCCGGCCGACTTTAGTAAAGACGCCGTTAAATGGTGGAACCATTTTTGCGGCGATATTCAAAAGGCGTCATTTTTAGCAGAGCAACATTTGAACGCCGTGCGCCTTATGTCGCTCTTGATGGTTGACCGGGTTGCCCTGGATAAGCAACTACAAAAGGAGGGGTTTACATTTACGACCGAGGCGGGCATGATAAAGCAAAACCCGGCCTTCAGTTTGCGGAAGCAGATCGACGACCAATTGATCCGGCTGTTTGAGCAATTTGGTTTCACGCTCAGATCTGGTATGACCATTAAGGCACCCGAAAAGCCCAAGACATCCCGCATCCTTGAACTCATCAACGGCGGGAAATCCAAAACCGCATGATTGAACGGGCGCAAACATACATATCAGATGTACTTTCCGGAAAAATCATTTCCGGCAAATGGTTGCGCCTGGCACTGGAGAGACATATAAAAGACCTGGGCCGTGTTGGATCCCATGATTTCCCTTTCTATTTCGATGAAGAAGAAGCCGAACGGGTTTTAAGCCTGTACAGCCTTTTTCGCTTTTCCAAGGGAGCGGAGACGGGAAAGCCGTTTGACGTTATGCCCTGGTGGGCCGCTGTTGTATATCTGGCCTACGGTTGGAGGCGTGACGGCGGCGGCAAGCGGTTTAGAAAGGTGTACGTTAAGGTCGCAAGGGGTAACGCCAAAACGGCCAACCTGGTAACCATTGGTACCATTGGTTTTCTTTTCGAGGGCGTAAATGGAGCGGAGGTTTATTGGGTGGCCACAGTAAAAGAGCAGGCAAAAATAGGATGGGACAGGCAGCGGGTCATGTTAAAAATGCTGGTTGAAGATGAGCCGGAATTACAAAGCCTTATCAACATCCCGAAGGGGCATAATTCTACAAAAATAAGCAGGACCGACCAGCTTTCGTGGGTATCGTATTTAGGTCGGGAAAGCGATACGGAAGACGGGGCAAGCCCGTACTATGTATTGGTCGATGAGTACCACGCCTGGGACAATGACGACCGCTTAAATGTGCTCGAAAGCGGACTTGTGAAAAGCAATCTTGACCCCATGACCTGGATTATCACCACTGCCGGGCATAACCCTTTGGGGCCGAATAGCGAATTTTTGCGGGCCTGCAAAAACGTATTGCAGGGCATTACCGAAAACGAAGAACTGTTGGCCTTTATATACGAACTTGACGAAGGCGACGATTGGAAAGACGAAAATCTTTGGATAAAGGCAAACCCAGGTTTGGGTATTAGCCTTACCATGACCGGCCTGCAAACCGAGTTCAACAAGATCAAATCGCAGGGCATCAGGAAAGAGATTGACTTCAAAGTCAAAAACCTGAATATGGAACACGCCGGCGAATCCGGATGGATAGCCGACGAGGATTGGATGTTGTGCGCCGATGAAATTGATTTTGAAGCCCTGAAAGGTCGGGAATGTTGGGGAGGATTGGACTTAGCCAACACGAACGATTTTAACGCTTTTGTGCTGTTTTTCCCGGCAAATGGCGACGAAAAGGCAGTTTTGTTGCCGTTTTACTGGATTCCGGAGGCATCGGTCGAGAAACACAAAGTAAAGCGGCCTTTCATCGATAAATGGATACACGAGGGCATTTTGCGCACGACGCCCGGCGAGGGCACGGATTACGAGATACTAAGGCAGGACATTATCGAGATTTGCGAGCCGTACATGGTGCAGGCAATCGGGTTCGACCGTCAACTTTCGTCCTACCTGACCCCTGCCCTTATCCAGGATGGGTTTCGGATGGAGGTTTTTGTGCAGAGCTGGCAATGGGTGACGCCGGCCGCTAAGCATATCGAGCACATGGTTATAAAGCGGCTATTCACCCATGCCGGGCATCCGATTTTGAGGTGGAACATGGCAAACGTTTCGATGCAGCGCAGCGACCGAAACGATAACTATTTGCCCAGCAAGGGCAAGAGCGCCGATAAGATCGACGGCATAAGCGCAAGTTTGAACGCAATCGGGCAATGGCTCAAAGAGCGCGGCGAAGTGCAGGCGACGTCGTATTTGTTGGAGGAAGACATGATAATTATTTAAAAACAAATCCATGAAATACTCAAAAGAGGTCTTTTTGACAGCATTGGATATAATGGGAGATTCGGAGGAATGCAACTATAAATTAAAATTTTTCCATGCCTTAATCATTGCGGTTAAGATTCATAAAAATTTGATATTGCTTCAAAAAATGGGGCATTATCGTGAAATGGACCTTACTTGCAAAGATGACCTTACTTGCAAATACGACATTTCGATAAAATGATAAACATCTTAGTTTTAGAACCGGAGTACGTTTCTAACACCGGATGGTGGAGGCTATATGCCCCGTTTTCGGTGATGAAAATAATGTATCCTGGCGTTTTTGATTTTCGTTTTCGTAGCAAGGAGTTGAATTATTTCGACGCCTGGAACGCGGACGTAATAATTCAGGCCCGGCCAGGCAGCGGCAAGCCGGGCGAACAGGAGGCCCGCAATCAGTTGATGAAAATGGCGCAAAATATAGTTCCAGGCGGACGGCGCGTGATCGTTGATATTGACGACAACATACTCGGGATGCCGCCGGATCATGATCTATACAATATCTACAACGAAAAGGCACGGGTTAAATCAACCCGTGAGTGTATCGAACTAGCAGACGCCGTATGGATTTCGACGCCTGCGTTCCTGGATACCTACCGGGCAGACGCCCAGGTTATGCCGAATGCCATACCACCGGAATGGCTACCCAATGAGCCGGCAAAGGATAACGGAATATTTGCATGGAGGGGGGCAAAAATCCAAATGCATGACATACTTGGGCAAGGGTTAAAGAATTGGCCTATGTACCGCGACATGGCAAAGACGGGCGTTTTTATCGGGTATCGGCCACCCATTGAAGGGAATGAAAAATGGCGGGATGCCCCATATCTTGATGACCCGGAAAAGTATTTCGGCTTTATGCGGCAGATGGGCATAAACTACCTATGGAAGCCAATGGTGAAAAATGGCTTCAACGACCATAAAAGCAACATTGCCGTTTTGGAGGCTACCATGTCTGGCGGTGTTTGCCTGACTAATTACGCCGGAAAGCCAGGATGGGAATATGCGGTATCGGAGCCGGTCCCCTATTCGGAGGCGTGCATGTTTTGGGAGGCGGCAAAGAACAACATCGTAGAAAATTACAACCTGTATAAAACCGCCCAGGCGCGGGCGCAAAGTATTTTCAGTTTGGTACCGCATTTGCTGCCTGTTACGAATGATAAATAGACCAATATCAGACGTTAAATTAATGGATTGCATGGAGGGCCTAAAATCCTATCCTGATAAGTTTTTTGATTTGGCAATCGTTGATCCGCCGTACGGGATTGGAGAAGATGGAAAATCTAATCATAGTCGAGGTACGAAAGGCATTCCTCCGACAATGTTTAAGCCAAAAGAATGGGACAAAAAACCGCCCGACAGGAAATATTTTTATGAACTTTTCAGGGTTTCAAAAAATCAAATAATTTGGGGAGCCAATCATTTCATTTCCAAAATTCCGGTAAATAGTTCTTGTTGGATAGTTTGGGATAAAGATAATTCAACGTCTGATTTTGCGGATTGTGAATTGGCCTGGACTTCTTTTAGGTCAGCTGTTAGAAAATATGTTTTTAGGTGGCACGGAATGCTTCAAGGAAACATGAAACAGAAACAAATTAGAATTCATCCCACCCAAAAACCAATACAACTTTACGAATGGCTACTAAATAACTACGCAAAACAAGGGGATAAAATACTTGATACGCACCTTGGGAGCGGAAGTTCTCGCATAGTAGCATATAAATTAGGGTTTGATTTTTGGGGGTTTGAAATTGACGAAGATTATTTTAAAGATGCAGAAAAGCGTTTTAAAGAATCAATTGCGATGCCGCTTTTTGATAATTTAGAACCAACACAATTAAGTATTTTATGAATGTTAAAACCGAATGAGTACTTTGAAAGATATGGCCGGCACCTTTCGGACGGCCTAACCGGATTCGAGGCATGGCATGCAACGGAACGGGATTTTTTTCGGTTGTACGAAATGCGGCGATACCTGACTTATGCCTCGTTCATGGATGCTCATTCGCTGTACAGGTCGGGTCACCGTATCAAACGGGTCGTACTTCACATAATGGAAGAGATTAAAATATGATTGTCACAACATACATTTACAAAGACTTTGCAAACCCTGACAGCAGTACGTTTGAGTTTCGCCGTAGCGTCGATGCGCTAGGCCTTGAATTGCATAACGTAGCCCCTAAAACAGAGCACGTCGGCAACGGCGAAGTGTTGCGATTGTTAGGCGAGTTCTACGGTAGCCTGCCGTCCGACACTCCGATTTTATACGCCGACGGGGCGGACAGTTTTATTTTTTATGAGCCACACATACCATCAAACTATATTCTGTACAGCACAGAAAAGAACGTTTGGCCGCCCACAGAGGAATTGCGCGAAGCATGGGCGAAGTATCCAGACTTGACGCCCTGGCGGTATTTGAACGGCGGCGGGTATGCCGGGCCGGCTGGACTGCTGGCAGAGTTTTTCGAGATCGGCGGATTGACCACGTTAGGCGATATTCCGGACGGGCAGGCGCAGGGCGCGCAGGCGCGGGCGTTTTTCAAGGCAAAAGAGCAGGGTTTTCCAATTTGCCTGGATTACGAATGTAACACCTTTCAAACGATCGGATTTATGGAGCCAACGGATTTCGAGGTGTTGAATGTCGGTATCAGGAATACAATAACCAACACGATGCCGGCTGTTTTTCACGGCAACGGCCGGACGCCTATGGGATGGGTTTATAACGTTAAAAAATGAATACTCTACAGGTTTTCGGAAAAGGAGGTTTTGCAAAGGAGGTCGTATGCCACCTTTCAAACTCTGTTTTGCATTACCTGCCCCGCTTTTTCGAGTTTGCGAAAATGGCGGAGGCAAATGCAAATTGTCATACCGTTATCGCCATAGGCGACCAACACACGCGGGCGGAAATTGCGGCTAAGTACAAAATGCGCTATGTGTGCATTGACTTTACCGGCCGATCAGGATACAGCGCAGCGGAGGGTACGATAATTTGCCCAGGTACGATAATAACTACCGGCGTCCGGATTGGCCGGCATTGTATCGTTAACCTTAACTGCACTATCGGGCATGGGGCGCAGATTGGCGACTTTGTGACACTTTCGCCCGGCGTCCATGTATCTGGCAATGTGACAATCGGAAAGTTATGCAACATCGGAACAGGAACGGTTATCCGTGAAGGTGTTACTATTTGCGATGACGTGATAATCGGAGCCGGGGCGGTTATTGTCAAGGACATAACAGATCCGGGTACTTATATTTGCAGGCAACAATTGGAAAGGATTGGAGAATGAGTATTTACGACAATTGCCGCGAACTTGAGGCGCGCCTATGCGCCTACACCGGAGCGCCGTTTTGCGTCGTTGTTGACAACAATTGCAACGGCATTTTTTTGGCGCTTCGGTACCTGATTAATGCGGACTATATACACGCTGGCGATCATGTGTATATACCAAATCATACATATGTAGGCGTTCCGTATGCGATTAAGGCGGCAGGCCTTAAGGTATTTTTTCGCAACAGTGACGAGTATCTAGTCGGAGAATATCAAATACTTGGTACACCGGTGATTGATAGCGCCCTGCGTTTGACATACGGAATGTTCCGGCCTGGCGCTTTTCAGGTGCTATCCTTTACCGGGCCTTTCAAGCACCTGCGATGCCAGAAGGGCGGGGCAATCCTGACCGATAACCAGGATGCCGCCGAATGGCTCAGGCGGGCGCGGTTCAGCGGGCGCGGCGAGATGTCGTACCACGACGATACGTTTACCCTCCCAGAAGGGTATAATTTTTATATGCCTGCCATGCTGGCAACGTTGGCGCTGCAAATGATCGACGGACTGCCAAAAGAAAATCCAGATTTAATAATGAAATACCCGGACCTTTCAAAGCATCCGGCGTTCAAATAAATTCGGTTTAAACCGATACGGTTTTCCCGCTAAAAATCCGTATTGGCCCGCTATTGGCCCAATTTTGTACCGATGGAGTTATTCGGGTACGAAATTGGGCTATTTTATGCCAGGAAGGCGGCGAAGGACGTTGAACAACGTTCCGTTTCGCTGCGCGACCCCGCGCTATCTGCCCTTTTCGGATACGATACCGGCCTATCCAGTATGGACGTATCGAACGAATCCATACTTGGTATTCCGCCGGCATGGTCAGCAATCCGCTACATTTCAGAGGGTATAGCGTCGCTTGAGCGCGGTGTATTTCGCCGCCAAACTGATGGAGACATTTTCCCCGACCACGCGCACCCGGTAGCATACCTTTTAGAGGGCAGACCTCACCCTAACTATACTGCATTCGACTTTTTGCAGGCTTTGATTTCAAACGCCTGTTTAGGCAATGGCTTTGCCCGTATCCACTTCGACAGCCAAACGGCGCGGCCGTATGCCCTTGAGTTGATACCGTCGCACATGGTCAGCGTTCGGTACAGCCAAAGCGGGCAAATGTTCTACCAGGTGAGCGGATCAATTAACGACGTGCCTATAAACGTCTTACTGCCTGAGACGGAAATGATCCACATTAAAGGCGTTTCAATTAACGGCATAACGGGCCGGCAGATCAGGTTAACCCATAAGTCGGTATTCGGCACCGCGCAGGGTGCGCAGGAGTACGCTCACACCTGGTTCGACAAAGGCGCGGCCGTTGGTGGACTTATCACTTTCCCGGCCCCGCTATCCCGCGAACAGCGCGAAACACTAAAGGGAAAACTTGAATCCGTACACAGCGGCAGCCGCAACGCGGGTAGTATTATGGTGTTAGACGCCGGCGCGGACTTCAAAGCCATGCAGGCAACGCCAAAGGATTCCGCCGCCATTGACTTCGCCAACCTTTCTACGGTGCAGGTAAGCCAGATATTCAAAGTACCGCTGCATCTGCTCAGCCAATTGGACCGCTCCACATTCTCCAACATGGAGCAGCAAAACCAGGACTTTGTAGTGCATTGCCTTGGCCCCTGGGCGCGAAAGATCGAGGAAGAGTTCAACACAAAACTTTTCAGCACAACAGAGATACGCCGGCGCTCCCGGTTCTTTTCGTTCGACCTGTCAGCCCTGACGATGGGCGATATGCAGGCGCAGGCGGCGTTTTTCGCATCCGCTATTCAAAACGGATGGATGACCCCGAATGAAGTACGGGCCAAAAAACACCTAAACCGGATAGAAGGCGGCGACAAACTCTTTATTCAGCAGAACATGGCTCCTATGGATTTGCTGGAAGACATATTAGAGGCAAAATATGAAAGCACGCAAACGCAGGCTGGCACGGAAGCGCAAAGCGGCGACGTGTCGGAAGATGAAACAACAACACCGGACGCAACAACCGGAACAAACGATACAGAAGATGCAAACGATTGAAACACGCGGCGCACTGCCTGACGTTGAAACACGCGCCTTCGGGCAGGTTGTTGAAGTGCGGGCAAAAGACGACGGTAAAAAGATGTTGCGCGGCTATGCGCTCAAATGGAACCAGCGCTACGATATGGGCTGGTTTACAGAGGAAATAAGCCGCGCGGCCCTTGATAACGCCGACCTTACCGACGTTCGGGCGCTGCTGAATCATGACCCTAACGTAGTGCTTGGTCGTACAACATCCGGCACCCTTCGCCTTGCGCCAGATAGCACAGGCCTTGCCTATGAAATAGACCTGCCCGATACGCAGGCAGCCCGCGACCTTGCCGTGAGCATCGAGCGCGGTGACATTTCCCAAAGCTCATGGGGGTTTACCTTGCGCTATGATGACAACACGCAAGGCGACGTTTGGGCGCGTGAAAACGGCAAAGATCACCGCACCATTACGGCCGTGAATCGCGTGTACGATGTTAGCCCCGTAACTTTTCCGGCTAACCCAGGCACGGAGGTTGCAAAACGTAGCCTTATGCGCCGCATTGAATCGGAAACAAGCCAAAAGCAACAAGAAATTTTGAACCAGCGCAGCGCGGAACTTCGCGCACTTATTGCGCAATATCCGAACACATAAAAACTATTACCATGTTAGCAAATCTGCTAAAGCAAGCGCAGGAAACCCGCGTTGCGGCGCTGGCCAAAATCAAAGCGCTGCAAACAAAAATCGAAAACCGCACCTGGAAGGAAGACGAAGACGCGCCAGCCCTTGTGGCTGCCAAATCCGAACTGGAGGCCGCAGACAAAGAGGTGCAACGCATTCAGGACCTTGTAAACATCGAGGCCCGCAGCGCCGGATGGAGCCAAAATACCACCGCGCCGGGAATGACGGTTAACATCCTGCCGGAGGGCCGCACGGGCGACCGAATGAGCGCTGCCGCTCAGCAGTACCGCCTTACCCGCGCTATCCGTATGGCCGCCAACGATATGCGCCTGGAAGGCCTGGAAAAGGAAATGCACGAAGAGGGTATCAATGAAATGCGCGCTGCCGGTATTTCTAATTTCGGGTCCGGCGTGTTGGTCCCTTACGCCATGCGGGATATCACCGCCGGAACGACAACGGAAGGCGGCTTCACCGTGCAAACGGACGTTGCCCGCCTTATTCCGTTCCTTGATCCGCGCCCGATAATCGCCCGTATGGGCGCCACGATGCTCACCGGCCTGCAAGGCAACATTGATTTCCCGGTTAACGACGCAAGCGCAACGGCCGTATGGGCAACAGAACAGGCAACCAGTACGGAAACTTCTCCGACGTTCGCCCGCATCCAGATGACGCCCAACCGCCTGACGGCCTATACAGAGGCTTCCATGCAATCCATGCGCCAAAGCACGATCAATATAGAGGCGTTTATCCGTAACCGCTTGATGCAGGCCCGTGATAATGCCCTTGACCTGGCAGCCCTGACGGGCGGCGGAGGCGCTACCCCTACCGGTATTATTGGCGCTACCGGCGTTAACACTATAACCGTAGCGGCTTCGCCGACATGGGCCAAGATTGTAGACTTCGAGACGCAGATAGCGGCAGATGACGCCGATTTCGGCCGTCTTGCCTACCTGACTACGCCAGGCGTAGCCGGTACACTGAAAACAAAAATCCGGGATACGGCCGGCAACGGCTTCATTTGGGAGGGTCCGAACAATGGCAGCGGCACGGTTAACGGTTACGCAGCCTATGTTTCAACTACTGTACCGACAACCGGCGGCGGCCACTATATGTTTTTCGGCAACTGGCAAAAACTCCTGGTTGGCCAATGGGGCGGCATGGAGATTGTTGTCAACCCGTACACGCGCCTCAAAGACGCGACGGTCGAGGTAGTGCTCAACACCTGGCACGACGTAGCCGTCGAACACGGGCAGGCATTCTCCTACTCTTCGAACGTTCACCCGTCCTAAATGAAGTACCAAATAGCAACCGGACCGGCCACCGAGCCTGTCACCCTTTCAGAGGCGAAAACGCAGTTAAGGGTCGAGCACAACGAGGAAAACGACCTTATTGCGCACCTGATAAGCGTATGCCGCCGGAAGGTTGAACAAGAGACCGGCCGGTTGCTATTAACTCAAACGGTTAGTGTTCGTTGGGATTCGTGGCCGGTACACGGCGTATTTGAACTGCCACTTTACCCGGCGCAATCCGTTACGTCATTTAACTATATTGATCCGAACGGGGCACTAACCTTGTGGCCGTCGGACAATTACCAAACCGATTTTGTCGGGATGTGTCCGCGCATCATGGCTAAACCGGATGTTGACTTGCCCGACATTGGCGACTATGCAAACGCTATCCAGGTGGAGTACGTCGCCGGGGAGACAAGTGTTAGCAACGTGCCGCCGGAGTTGAAACACGCTATTTTGGTAGAGATCGGATTTCTATACGAACGCCGCGAAGATATGCCAATGAGCGAGGGGATAAGAACGGCAAACTGGTTACAGTTCAACAGCCGACAACATTTGATCTGATGCTAACCACGCAAAAAGAAACCATAGGGCAATTGGACCGGCGAATAACGCTGCAAACGCGCAGCACGTCGGTTAATGCTTACGGGGAAAGCGTGGAAGCGTTTACCGATCTGGCGACCGTGTGGGCTAAGGTTGAATACCCGGCAACGGGGAGCATGGAAACGCAAGAACAGAAAATACACCTGGTGGAAAGCCGGGTCGAGTTCACAATAAGGGAGCGCGCCGATGTTTTGTACACGTCGAGAATCGTGTACAGCGAAAAAACTTTTGACGTAGAACGTATATCCGAACTAGGACGCGGAGGGTATCTAAAAATAACGGCTGAATACCGGGCATAATGGCAGTTGCAAACAGTATACAGGATGAAATTAACGATTTGGTGCGGAAAATCCGCGCCATATCGGACAGCGCAAAAAAGGACAGCCAAAAAGCGTTCAAAATTGCCGCAAAGCCATTGATCGAAGAAATCCAGCGCCGCGCGCCGGTTTCCGATGAGCCGCACAAAAGATACCTATCCGGGCAGGTAGTAGCAACCTATTATCCGGGCAACCTAAAGCGATCTATTAAAACGCTGATATTCCGCAGATCGGCAGCCGTTTTTGTAGGTCCGAAAATGTCTCAGGATTCTAAAGGCGAATTCAGGAGTTCAAAAACAGATGGATACTACGCGCACCTTTTGGAGTTTGAATACGGACTGGGCGGCAAACTTCCGCAACCGTTTATCCGGCCAGGCGCAGCGGCGGCAGGCCCGGCAACCTTGAGAATAGCAGTACGGGAGTTAAAAAATACGATTGACAACTACGCGAGGCGGTACGAAAAGTAAGGGCAAGATGAATATAACGGCGACAATACGCAACTACATAACCGGCGACGGTACGGCTAACGCATTACTTGCGGGCCGGATTTATGCCGGTATGTTGCCGCAAAGTACAGCCTACCCGGCCGCCGTAATGAATATCATTACCAACACCCCAACGAACACAAAAACCGCCGCGTCTGACCTGGATTTTGTTCTGTTGCAGATCGACGTTTATAGCACGACACTGGCCAGCGTATCGGATACGGCAGAGGCAATACGGGGCGCGATCGACTACGCAGTGAGCGACCCTATTTTACACGTTGAATACAAATCAGAGATGGACGGATATAGCGGCAAGGCAGAGATTTACCGCCGCATTTGCGAATATATAATAAGTATTTCAAGATGAAAATCAGGTTTACAAAAATCAAAGTAACCCCGCATCGAACATTCCACCCTGGATGGGTAGTTGGCGTATCTGACGACATGGGCGCCGCCTTCATTGCTGAAGGCGTGGCCATACAGGTGCCGAATGATACGCGGGCGCTGAAATATCCGCCTGCCGCTCCTATATCTGCTGAATGTGTACCCACGCCGGAAGCGCTGGATTCTGCACCGAAGGGCGCTACTGTATTACCTGAAAAGAAAAAAAGCCTTTCCGGTTTGGCAAAGGTTATTTGATAACGACGACAAAACACAAACACTATGGCAACCACCGGCACAGTATTGGCCAAAAACATGGCCATTTATTTCTCGGGCAGCCCGACCGTATTAACCTGCCAAACCAATGCATCCGTTTCAATGAGCACGAATATGTTCGAAACGACGTGCAAGGATTCCGGCGCATGGGCGGAGCCGCGACCAGGCACCAAATCTTGGACGGCAAGCGGAGAGGCTAATCTCGCATTCGATGCAACCTATGGCCTCGACGAACTTTTCCAGGCCTGGGACGGCCAAACGGAATTGGCAGTAGTTTTCCAAACCGGCGTTTCCGGCGACTTGAAACTATCCGGGTCCGGATACCTTTCGAGCCTGGAAGTAACGTCGAACGGCAACGACGAGGCCGTAACCTTTTCCTTCCAGTTGGACGGGGCCGGCGCTATCACCTTCGCGTCTTAATCAATTTAAAAAGCAAAGCAATGACATCCTACATTGAAATTGGCGGCAAACAGCGACCCGTGCGTTTTGGGTTCGCCGGCCTTCTTGAGTACGAAAAGCGCACCGGCCGCAATGCTGTTTTAGATTTCCAAACCCTTTCTGAAGGCTTGCAAAGCGCCAGCGTCACTATGATGGTTGACCTGGTTCTTTGCGGCCTTTTGGCAGGGCACCGGACAGAGCGCGTATCAATCGAGTTCGACGAATACGACGTGGCCGATTGGATAACCGACGACATAGGCGCTGTTGAACGCATTATGACCGCCTTTGTAGAATCATTCCCTCAGGGGGGAAACGCGAAAGCGGGGCCGGCGAAAAAAGCGGCGGCGGTCCCGCAGCAACGGATTGGCAAGCGTTAATTGAAGCGGCGGCCGCTTGCGGCATGGGTGAGGATGAGTTCTGGAATTCAACACCCCGCTACTTTGAGGCACGGCAGAAAGCGTTTTTTGAAGCGGAAAAGCGGGCATGGGAACGGGCGAGGTACATTGGATACCTTACCGTTTTGCCGCACGTCGATAATAAGAAGCGCCGCCTGAAGCCTACCGATTTGGGTCGGTTTGAATGGGAGAGTACAAAACCCGTTTTCGAGCCGATCAACCGGGCAGAGATGGAACAATTCGCGGCGGACGCAAAACGAATCATTGAACAACGGCTAAATATTACAATCGGTGGCGACAATTAGCGAACTAAATGTACGGCTTGGACTACTGACAAAGGAGTTCGACAGGAACCTTCGCAATGTTGAACGCCAGTTACGCACGTCCGGCCAGCGCCTATCCTCTTTAGGCTCAGAGCTTACGTTAGCCGTTTCCGCTCCCCTTGCCGCCCTGGGCATTTCCGCTATCCAACAGGCGGGTAATATCGAGTCGCTCAAGTTGGCTATGGTATCCACCTTTGAAACGGCTGGCCGTTCGGCAGCCGAAGCAACGGCGGAGGTGGATGCCCTGCGCAAATCTGCCCTTGCGCCAGGTCTTGACTTTGAACAAGCGATAGCGGCTTCTATCCGCTTGCAAGGCGTCGGGTATTCGGCAGAGCAGGCGCGTACCAGCATCGAACAAATGGCCAACGCCATAGCCCTCACCGGGGGAACGGCGCAAAACCTGGATAGTGTCACGGTACAGTTTTCCCAAATGATAGCAAAGGGCAAAGTACTTGCTCAGGACTTGCGCATCATACAAGAAAACATGCCCATTGTGTCCCGTTTGATGCAGCAGGCATTTGGTACACAGAACGCCGATGCATTACAGAAAATGGGTGTTAGCGGCAAGGAGTTTGTGGATAAAATTACGGCGGCGGCGGCTGTTCTGCCTCGTGTGCAGGGCGGGATAAAAAACGCAATCGTAAACGCCGGCGCGGCAGCCCGGCAGGCGCTCGCGCAGTTGGGGGAAGAGATTAACAAGGCTTTCAAGATAGAAGGCGTGTCGAACGCTTTTGTAAAGGCGCTGAATTCGATCGTACAGGCCTTTGCCGGTTTGAGCGATAGTTCAAAACGGGTTATCGTGATTATGGCGGCTTTGGCTGCTGCTGCCGGCCCTGCAATATTTGTACTTTCAAGATTGGTATTTGTGTTTGGTGCGGCTAGGACTGGATTTTTAACAGCATCGAAGGCAATAGCCGTTTTTAATGCCAACCTTGTAAAAACGGCAGGAACGGCGGCCGCATCCACAGGCGCATTTTCAGGATTAACGACAGGAATACAAAGAGCAGCGGCCGCATTTAAGGCGCTTAATGTAGCACAAAGGACGCTACTAATAGGCAGCGTCATTGCCATAATTGCGGCAGCGGTTATAGCGTTCAACGAGTTTACCCGGACGCTCAGCGCGACAGAGCAGGCACAGCGGGCAGTAGCCGAGGTTAACGATCTGGCAGCCCGTGAAACGGCAGTGCAGCGCGTTGAGGTCACGCGCCTAACAAAGGTCATTGAAGACCAAAACTCTACCCTTGCACAGAAAGAACGGGCGCTAAACAAACTAAAGCAGATAAGCCCGGAATATTACGGCAGCCTTACCATTGCCAAAGGGCAGGTAGTAGGGTTGACAGAGGCTACTGACGCCTATGTCAAAAGCCTTATTCGCGTAGCGGTTGTTGAAAAGGCGCGTGAGAAGTCCGCACAGTTGATATTAGACAACGAAGATTTAAGGGCGGCAATGAAAGAGCGTTCTTCTATTGCCGATAGGTTTTATGCCGGCCCGTTTGTTAGGGGGGAAAGCGCGGTAGTAGAGGCAAGAAACAAAGGCCTAAGGGCGCAAATACTTGCAAATGAAGCGCAATTAAAATCCCTTGAGGCCTTAATAACAAAGACAGAGGAAGCGCAGATAGCCACAGGCGGCCTAAACGATGCTGGCAAGAAATTAGGGCCGACAGCGGACGAAATAGGTGCAGCACAAAAGCGGGCAACCGAAAAAGCGAAACTATATAAAGACGCCCTTGCCAGTATTGCCGCCGTATCGCAGAAAGGCGACGTACTAGGGGCAGACGTTATCGGGGAGCAGGCGAAGGAAATAGAAAGCCAGATCGAGCGATTGATCGAAGGCGGGTTTAAGCCGTACGGCAAAGAGATACAACACCTTCAGGAATTGCTGCGCGGGCTAAAGTCCGGCCCTGTTGCACCGTTTGCGGCGCTGCCTACACTTCCGACGCCCGTTTCCGTTCAATCTGTTGAGCCAGGAGCAGGCGTTTCAGCAATAGCGGCCGCAGCGCAAAACGCATCGGGGCCGCTTGAAAACCTGCTAACGGTTGGCGAGCAATTAAAGGCGACACTAGACGGCGTGGCCGCTAAAACGGTGCCGGTACTTGATGCATTCGGCAGGATGTACCAGATTGTATATGAAAACCTGACGCCCGCAATGCAGGCCTTAGCGTCAGTTGGCGCAGATGCTTTTTCTGCAATTGGTGAATCAATCGCATCCGGCGCAGTTGCGTTTTCTACGTTCGCGTCAAGCGTTTTGCAATCGACCGCAAAAGCTATAGGCGGCATATTGCGCCTGTATGTTGCTCAGTTGTTACTTAAGAGCGCGTTTTTCGCGGCAAATCCGTTTGTCGCCCTGGCCATTGGCGGCCTTGTTGGCGGCCTTGCGTCTGCGCTATTCCAGCGACTTGCAAAGCAAATTAGCGCGCCAAAACTTTCGGAAGGCGGCGTAGTTCGTAAACCAACTTTGGCCATGATCGGCGAATACAGCGGAGCGGCATCAAACCCGGAGATCGTAGCGCCTGAATCCAAACTCAGAAACATATTCCGGCAGGAAAACGGCGGGCAGGGTTACATACTCAGTACAAACATAGCAGGTAATGACCTGCAATTAATCCTTGAAAGAGCGCAAAACAGAAACCAGAGAATTAGATAAAGTATGGCAGCCGTTCGTTTTCGATCTTCTTATTATTCAGTTGCTGGCACGGCCTGGCAAATTGATATATGGGATAATTCGCACAGCGGGGCCATAACGACGTTTGAAACGGAAACAATCAACGGCGCAGAAATACGCTACACGCCGGAGGGCAAGGAACGGCATAGCCCTATTTGCTCTTCCGAATGTTCATTTACGTTCATTGTTGAAAACGCGACACACGCCGCCCTGATCACCGACCTGGCCGGCGCTGCTGAAAGCCGGTTTTGGGTAGCCGTCTACAAGGCCGGGGCGCTGCAATGGTCCGGTGTTATCCTAACCGATGCGATTTCCTACCAAGACCTTGAGTACCCGTTCCCGTTCCAAATAACAGCGGCCGACGGCCTGGCTGCCTTAAAGGATACGCAGTACGACAACGCCGGCACCCGGTACACTGGAGCGGCGAAGATATTAACCCATGTGCTGGCAATCCTAAACAAACTGCCCCAGGTGGCCAGTATTTGGGGCGGGTCGGACGAATTCCTGCGAACGTCGATTGATTGGTGGGACACCAACGGGCCGGTAACACCAGGAAGCACAGATGACCCTTGGAATATCTACTGGGCGCAAAACGAAGTGTTCTACACCTTCGACAAGGGAGAAGCGCGGGTAATGTCCTGTTATGACGTGCTCAGCGCCATAATGACGGCCTGGGGCGCTCGCATTTATTTGGTCGATGGTGTGTTTTGGTGTGAGCAAATCGGCATCCGTTCGGCCTCTTCATTCTATGCCCGAAACTACTCGAAGGCGGGCACTCAGTTAAGCGTAGACAATGCCACCGGCGACAATACAATAGATCAGGCCAGCGTATCCAAGATTACAGGCCTGCAATATCAATTTTATCCGGCGCTCAAAACGGTGGAGGTAGAGTACCAAAGCCGGAACCGGCGCAACTACCTGGCCGGATGGGACGGCAGCAACACACCGCCGCAATCAAACGTCAAGATTAAAGACAACAGCGGGAGCGCAACCATATCGCTTTCGTTCGGCATATCGCTAACACTTACAAACGATACATATTCCACCGACCTATCCAATTATTTGGCTTTAATGTTTTCAATAGACCTAAGGGTAGGAACGGACGCTGTTTTGCGAACGGGCAATATTTATTCAGGTGGAATACAATATAATGACGCTTCATGGCAATTTGATAACGGAACCATACAAATCGTTTTTTGGTGGCCGGTTATTGCGCCGGTTATAGGGCAGACGATACAGTATCAAATTCCGTTTGAAATTCTTACCCCACCGCTTACATCAAGCGGGGATTGGGATATAGTTGTACTTTTTGACGGTGCATACGACCAGGGCGGAACGCTGGTAGATACATCAAATTTTACCTGGGACATAGACGTAACCAACCCGTACATGGAGGTGTTCTCCTACGGGCAGCCGCAAACGAGCGACGACAGCATACTATATAAGGCCAGCAACCCGACCGCCGGAAATACCGCCGTACTTGAGTACGAAACGATAATTGGCGACGCTGATAACCCAAACAGCATTGGCCGCCTTCAATACGGGGCGGATGTTGCTTCGCTAGTAGATACCGGAAGTTGGGGCGACGGTGTAGCGACAAGAAATAAGAATATCGGGGACTTGATAGCCCGCACGGTGTTGAATGGACAGTTAACCCCGATCCGGCGAATGTTGGGTGAACTGCGCGGTGACTTTTTGGTGTGGCGGCGATGGTATCAGGATTTGGACGGCAGTTATTGGCTAATGCTGGGTGGCACCTATTCAACCGGGCAAGACGCTTTCAACGGCGAATGGTTCCTGATTTCTTACGGATCAGGCGCAGTTTCCGTGACGCCTACGCGCAGGCGGGTTAATATTTTCCCTACAACGTCGCTACCGACTACGCCCGTTTCAAGCAACGGCCCTGGCATCTTACAACAAGGCGTTGGTAATGTAGACGGATTTGTAATTGCCCCGTTGGCAAATCACAACGGCGTCGATTATATACCCGCCGGGGCGGTTACAACTATCAACATAGCAGAAACGCTAGGCGACTTCGAATACCAAAACGGCGAGACAATCCGAATCGTAAACCCGATTACAGGAACGTTTGAAGTGCTGGACGTTGACGCCGACGCAACAAACGGAGATACATTTATATCGGTAACCGGAACACTTTCACATTCGTATCCGGCAAATTCGTACATAATCAAAACGCCGGCAGTTGGTATAACTACCCTGCCGGGCGGCGAACAGGGCAGCATATTATATAAGGGTCCAGAGGTATGGGAGGCGCTGCCGCCTGATACAGCCGGATTTGTCCTGATGACAGGCGGAGCGGCTGCAAATCCGTACTGGGCAGATTCCGGCGCTATACTGCCGTCAGGGTCAAGTACGCAAACGCTCAGGTATAATTCGTCGAACCTGTTAGAGGCAAACGGGGCGATAACAAACGACGGGACCTATATAGGTATCGGAGGCGACCCGGATACGGGGCACATGGTATATGTGAAACAAAACGCATCTACCAAAGGCCTGGCGGTAGTAAGGACAGACAATGACGACGAGGTGCACATTTACCACGACGGGACCGCGAAAATAGAAAGCGTCGGAGGCAACAACCTGGCATTAATAAGCGCGTCCGGGTCGCTTATAAACCTAATCCCAGGCGGCGGCGGCGGGCAACAATCGCAGGTGCAGGTGGCGCCGGGGGCAAATATTACGTCAAACCTGGGCAATACCGGCCTGGTTAATGTATTCGGCACCTATGCCCCGACAACATCGGGCGGAGACTTTTCTATTTTCCGACTTGGCTCAACGATAAACCAAACCGGCGCAGCAGATCAGGACGTAGACGGCCTGCGCATTGTTCCGACACTTACGGCGGTCGTTACAGATTTTCGTGGAATTCATTATGTGCCCTCTACACAGACATTCCTTTGGCAGCCGTCCGGCACAAGCGTAAGAAACCACCTGATAGGAAATTTGGGCATCGGAACCGGCACCGGCACACCGGGCGGCAAGGTGCATATAGTCGGGAACGGTACCACGTCGGGAACCTACGGCTTAAAGGTGTACGACGGGGCCGGGACGCCGGCCATTATCCTGGTTGTCCGCGATGACAAGCGCATCGGGGTTCTGACCGCTTCGCCGGCCGTTACAATCGACGCGGCAACGGCGACAGATAGCATAGCGCTACCGACAGGGACAACGGCGCAGCGCCCGTCGGTTAATAGTAGCATTCGCATTAATAGCACGGTCGGCGGTCTTGAGATCAGGAACGCGGCGGCGTGGAACCGCCTAACCTGCACTACAACCCCGACCATAGCAGCCGGCGCGGCTGCCGGCACAGGCCCGACGGTTTCAATTAATAGCGGTAATGATCTTTGTCACGAAGTGCAGGTAGACGTGGGCACTAGCCCGACCACCGGCGTACTTTGTACCGTAACGTTCAACCAGGCGTTAGACCCCGGGTTGTTCACATACCCGGTTTTTTGCGCCCGCAACGGTAACGCCTGCGCAGAGATTACGAAACTCTATATCTACAACGCGGGGAATTCATCGTATCAGATATACGCGAACGCCGCCCCGACGGCCTCGACAACCTATTTGTTTAACGTAATCGTAAAACAATAATGGCGGAAATATCAAACATAGATAGACAATTTGTTTTAGGTTCGGACGGCGTTACCTATTTCGAAGTAACAACGACGAACTACACAAACGAAGAGCAAACGGTATCAAAGCGTTTGATAGGGCCGGCGTCCGTGTTATTGCAAACGGTATCCGGCGACATTCAAAACAAAGCCGCAACGCTTGCCCGCGACGCTGACAATGTGAGCCGGGCAAAACAATCTACGCTGGATTGGATAGGCGATGACACCGAGATAAAGAGCATTACCGGGTTTTCACCGCTCAAACAAATACAGGACGCATTCGAGGCGGTCCTAATTGCTGCCGGCTGGATAATCAATGACGGTACCGGAGACCTGCCTATTGTGTTTTCCGTTAACGCCCAGGGGCAATTAAAGTACAACGTAAACGGCACGGGCAACAAAAACGCGACACTATTCGGCTCGGTTATCCGGTTGAACAACTACCCGGCAGCGCCGACGGATACAGAGTTCTTTTTGTCACTGAACGGCAAACGGTTTTTCAGCCTGCCCAACCGGGCGGCGGTAATCAAAACGCCTACGGGCATACAATTCAGGTGATATGGCAACATCAATCGACATTATACCGGCACAGGTGCCGGTAAACGTCACGCAGGGCGACACGCTGGCATGGACAACAACGCTAACGGTTAACGATGTAGCGCAAGACCTTACGGGCGGCGACATTGTTACCGTAACCGTTGAGCATACGGTTTCGCAAACCAATATCCTGGCGCTATCTTCCGATGACGTTTCCCCTCAAATAACGCTCGATGATGCGGGCAATATAGCCGTAGAGATAACAGACGCGCAAACGTCTGCAATTGATCCGGGCGGGTATTGGTATTCGCTCAAGTGGACAAACGCGGCCGGAGCGATCAGGACGCTACACGCCGGGCCGTTCACCGTCTTAAAACCGATTTCGTAAATGTCAGATGTAGCCGTCAATATTACAACCGCCAATGTGGCCGTGTCTGTTGCACAGGCAACGGTAGCGGCTAATGTTGCGGCGGCCAGCGTGGCGGCCAGCGTGGCGACTACTTCTGTACTTGCCTCGATTACGGCGGCAAATGTGCAGGTAGATATCTCCGGTCCACCTGGTCCGCAGGGGCCGCCTGGCGCAGGCACGGCAAGCGTTACGATAACCGCCGGCGAAGAAATAGCCGCCGGCGATATTATCTATGTCGCCGTTGATGGATTGGCGTACAAGGCCGACGCGACGGACGCAACAAAAGAGGCGGTATTAATCTGTCCGGATATTATACTAATAGGAGACACCGGCACGGCAAACCCGACGGGCGCCGTAGTTTCTGGTTTTGTAGGCCTTACAATGGGGGTTAGGTACTTCCTTTCGGCTACAACGCCGGGAACGTTTGTTACGTCGATACCATCGGCAGCCGGCGAGATAGTGCAGCAGGTGGGCCATGCCGTTTCTGCAACAGATTTTTATTTTAGCCCAAACGAATCCATTTTGATAGTATAAATCCCCCCGATTTTGAAACCAAACCTATATTAACATGGCAGCGTACAAGCCAATCCGCATCGGGGATTCCGTACCCCTTCAACAGATCAACCCGTCAACGGAAACAATAGACGGAAAAATACAGGTAACACAGACGGGGGTTGTGTTGGGTCGGTCAAGTGCGGGGGCCGGCGCACATGAAGAAATACTCTTTGCCGATCTGCCCGGAGGCGGCGGCGGCGCGTCCTACACAGAGATAACTTACGCCGACATGGCCACCGCCTTGGCGGGCGGCACCTTGACGCCGGGCGGTTGGTACCTTATCACCGATGCGGCAGGCACGGACCTTGGTTTCTTGACTAATGCTGTCAATGAAAACACGATAAACGTTGCCGGTGTCGGCGGATACCTTAACGCTGACTTTCAGGCCGTCGGGGATTACTCAGGGGTTGAAGCCATTACCGGGCAGGCGGCGGGTACGCAATTGGGTGTCTGGAGGGCGGGAATGGAAAGCGGTTTAATTACGCTATTTTATGGAGACTTGACCGGAGGCGCTTTTGTTGTTGGGGATACGATTACAGGGTTAGACACTGGCGCAACGGCAACAATAGTAAGCGATAACGGAACGGACACAATAACAGCAACACTAACAAGCGGGGCATTTTCTTCGTACGAAATAATAGATAATGGAGCAGGTGTTCAATCTATTTTGTTTTTTCAAGATGCTGCAACGATATCGCAAGGGGATATTGTGATTTGGAATTTGCTACACTGGCAGTTAACCGACAGCGGCGCAATTGACGGAACAGATCCGGCTACCAACGTGGCGGCTTACACGCAACTACAGAAAACGGATTCCGGACAGGGGTATATTACGGCATGGGATAATAGCGAGTTTGATTTTCCAAACCAATGGTTGCAATATCGTGAAGACAGGAACGGGAACGCTTATAAATACACGTTTTTGCAGGACGCAAACGGACAGGAATTAGAATACAGCGTGATTTCTGATTTTCAGTTTGGGAATAGCAACGTATATGGAAACTCTATTAACGGAGCAATTGTAAGCGAAAAAAATGCCATATGGTCTCGACTTTCAAATAATACGTTCAGCGAAGGGTTTATACTTCTTAGTAACAACATATATTTTTCGGCGATATTAGAAAACAGGTTTTGGGGAAACGGCGAATTTTCTGGCAACACATTGACTATATCCGGCATAAATTACAATAAATGCTTTGGGTATTTTGAATTTACAGGAAATACTTTTTTCAGAGGTAGTTTTATAGGAAATGAATTATACCAAGATGTTTCAGTTTCAGACTGCACAATATCAGACAGGGCCGAAATAACATCGAACACGTTTTCTATTTTTTCGGCAGTTAGTGCAATTTCTGCACAAACATTTACTGTAATTAAAAACAACATCCTAGAAAACGGCGCTCAGTTAACCGGCATTACCGCCGGGGCGAATTGTTCGATTTCACGTAATAAGATCGGCCAGGGGGCAACGCTGGGAGGAAGTACGACGATGGGAGACGGGGCGGCGCTCGAAGATTTGGACGTCCGGGCAAATAAGCAGATCAGCAACAAGGCGCTCGACGCTGCCGTTACGTTTTCGGACAAAATTGTCCAACTTACAACCGATGCAGCGGAAACGTACAGCGCTAACGTGGAGGGCAACCGTGTGCAACCAGGATATTCCGACATACCCGGCACT